TCATGTCTAGACTTTACAAGCCTGACATTGATGGTGGTCACTCACTTAAGGCATGGGGACAACGATTGAGAGGTGATGATGGAAAGATTGACTTTGAGGACTTTGACGGTGGGCTTACAGATGAGATGGTCACGTATTGTAAACGCGATGTTGATCTTACTTACGATTTGTATCATCACTTATCTGATGAGATGGGGCGCTTGGGTTTCTCTCAGCAGTCAATTGATCTAGAACATGCTGTGTTCATTCAGATGGCTAAGCAGGAACGCAACGGCTTTCTGTTGGATCTGCGCAAGGCTACTGAGTTGTTATCTGAACTCAAGAGCAGAATGTCAGTGATTGAGGAGCAGTTGCAAGAGACGTTTCCACCTATCGTGACAGAGCGTTGGAGTGAGAAGACAGGCAAGCGCCTCAAGGATCATGTTGAGGTCTTTAATGTTGGATCACGACAACAGGTAGCAAAGAGACTAGAGAGCCTCGGTGTTAAGTGGAAGCGTGTGACAGAGACAGGCAGACCCGTAGTTGATGAAGGCACACTTGCTGAGATTGACCTGCCAGAGGCTAAACTAGTGGCTGAGTACCTGATGTTACAGAAGCGTGTTGGTCTTGTTGACAGTTGGATCAACGCGGCTGACAGCGAAGGTTTTGTACACGGTAGAGTGATCAGCAACGGTGCTGTGACAGGCCGCATGACACACAGTAGTCCCAACATGGGACAAATACCGTCAGTGTCTAGTCCGTATGGAGTAGAGTGTCGTAGCTGTTGGACAGTCCCTAAAGGCTACAAGCTTGTTGGCTGTGACCTGAGTGGTATTGAGTTGCGCTGTCTAGCCCACTACATGAAAGACGATGAGTGGACACACGAGCTACTAGAGGGTGACATTCACACCAAGAATCAAAAGGCCGCAGGACTGCCAGAGAGAAACATGGCAAAGACTATGATCTACGCTACATTGTACGGTGCAGGTGCGGCAAAGATTGGATCAATTGTTGGAGGAGGCGCTAAAGAGGGTGAGCAGATACTTGAGAACTTCTATAAGAACACGCCAAAGCTTAGAAAGCTTCAGACGCTTGTGGGCAACCTTGCGGCAACAGGACACATCAAAGGACTTGACGGTAGAAGACTACACATCAGATCAGAAAGAGCCGCACTCAACACGCTCCTGCAAAGCTGTGGAGCAATCATCGCTAAGCAGTGGTGTGTTGAGATACACAAAGAACTAGCACGACAGGGTTTGTCTCAGCATGTGAAGCAGGTTGCTTTTGTACATGACGAGATACAAATGTCTGTCAAGGAGAATTATTGTGAAATAGTAGCAAAAATAATGGTTGATTCAGCTACAAAAGCTGGTGTACAATTAGATTTTAGAGTCAGGGTAGACTCTGAGGCCAAGATAGGAAATCACTGGGCCGACACACACTAAGTTGGAAAATCAAAGGAGACCCAACATGAAAACACAAATCGCACTTAAAGACGTAAAGCTCTACTGGGCTAATTTGCGTCAGCGAAACGAGATGTCAGGCAAGTATCAAGTAGACCTGTGCAACCTGAACGAGAAGCAGAAAGAGGCGCTAGAGGACGCTGGTATTTCTGTACGAAACAAAGGTGATGACCGTGGTGATTTTGTCACTGCTAAGTCTAAGAACTTTGAGATCGTTCCCATCAACAAAGAAGGCTTAGAGATTCCAGAGGATGTGCTTGTAGGCAACGGCACAAAGGCTAACGTGATCGCTGAGACTTACGAGTGGAATCACGCACCTACTAAGCGCTCTGGTGTCAGCCTTGGCATCAAGATTGGTGGGCTTGTTATCACTGACATGAATCAGTACAAGCCAACTTCTGATGTTGCTTTTGAGGATCTGGAAGAGGCGTTATGATAGCCCTCATTGATGGTGACATTCTCACATACAGGATAGGCTTTTCCTGCAATGATGAGAGTTTCGGTATCGCTCGGCATAGGCTGGGCGATACTATACAGACCATCTGTGAAGAGTTAAACACTGAAGACTTTGAATTGTTCATCACAGGTAAAGACAACTTCCGCAACGACTACGCAGTCACAGAGCCTTACAAAGGCAACCGATCAGGCGACAAGCCTGTACACTATGATGCGCTACGTGAGTATATGTTGGAGCTTGGAGCAACACTCTGCGAAGGACAGGAAGCTGATGATGCTATCGCCATCAGAGCAACACAGATAGGTGGACAAGAGTTTTGCATTGTGTCTATTGACAAAGACTTTGATCAAGTCCAAGGATGGCACTACAACTTTGTCAAGAAGCAAATGTACTACATCAGCAACATGCAAGGGATGTTAAACTTCTACATGCAGTTTCTAACAGGAGACAGGATTGACAACATCATTGGTGTTAAAGGTATTGGTGCTGTCAAGGCTAAGAAGTTGTTAGAGGGCAAGACAGAGCGTGAGATGTTTGAGATCTGTGCAGAGAAGTTAGGTAGTGAAGAGAGGGCTGTAGAGAATGGTATCCTATTGTGGCTCAGGCGGTATGAAGGGCAGATCTGGACACCACCAACCAAGGAAGAGATCAATGGCGAGACGATCAAGGAAGAACATACCAAAGGGGTTTGATAGCTGGTTAGAGTATGACCTATTCCAGAAGTTGAAGAGGTGCAAGTACCACACAGAGAAGATACCGTATATACAACACAGGACTTACGAACCTGACTTCACATACTACGATGAGGAGGAAGAGATCTTAACGTACATTGAAGTCAAGGGTAGGTTCAGAGATAGGAACGAGGCTAAGAAGTATGTTGATATCAGAGATAGTCTTAACCGTACTGTTGATTTTGACTTTGTTCACGAGCTTGTATTTGTATTCCAGAATCCGAAAACTGCAATGCCTTTTGCGAGAAAGAGAGCAGATGGCACTAAGTTTACGATGGAGGAGTGGGCAAATAAGAACGGTTTCACTTTCTACACCCCAGAGACTGTACCAAACAAGTGGAGGCATAAGCGATGATAAAGCTAAAGCCGAATGAGCGACAACTAGAATACGCTAGACAACAAAGTAAAGAACTGCCTATCCGAAACAAGAACTACCACATAGTTCCTGATGGAAGAAACTACACTGGTTTTGTGGGTGAAAAGGCAGTTGCAGATTTGCTTAAGTGTCAGCACAAACCTTCTTATGAGTACGACCTTATCCTTGAGGACGGCAGGACGGTAGACTGCAAGACATTCACAAACAAGTATTACCCTAGAGACGACTTTGAGTGTCATGTCATGAAGAAGGGTAGACAACAGACATGTGACATGTACTTGTTTTGTAGCTACAACAAAGAAACTAATCTTTTGTTTGTTTGTGGTTACATGCCAAGAGATGAGTTTTATGAACGAGCAAAGGAAATAAAGAAAGGAGACAAATCAGACATAAATAACATTAGATACAGAGCCGATGGGTATATCATTAAAATTGGCGATCTTTATCCAGTAGAGGATCTATTATGAAACACATGATCATTCCTGACACACAAGTTAAGTCTGGAGGCAGGGTTGATCACCTCAGGTGGGCAGGACAGTACGCTGCTGATAAGAAGCCTGATGTGATTGTACACTTAGGTGATCACTGGGACATGCCTAGCCTGTCAAGCTACGATGTTGGTAAGAAGAGCTTTGAAGGACGGCGATACACCAAGGACATAGAGGCAGGCATTGATGCTATGCTAGCGTTCCTAGAGCCTATCAGAGCAGAGCGTGAGCGCCTCCGTATCAACAAGAAGAAGCAGTGGCAACCTAAGATGGTGTTCTTACTTGGCAACCACGAGCAACGCATTGAGAGAGCGATAGAGTCTGATGCAAAGCTTGAGGGACTGATGAGCTACGATGATCTGATGTTGCCTGAGATGGGCTGGAAAGTTGTACCATTCCTAAAGCCTATCATCATTGATGGTATCGCCTACTGTCACTACTTCTGTTCAGGTGTTATGGGTAGACCTGTAACGAATGCTAAGCTACTGCTACAGAAGAAGATGATGTCGTGTGTGCAAGGCCACGTGCAAGACCGTGACATAGCCTATGCAAGACGTGCAGATGGTGCTAACATTACTGGACTGTTTGCTGGTATCTTCTATCAACATGACGAGGACTACCTAAACCCACAGACTAACGGTAGTTGGTCAGGTATTTGGATGTTGAACGAAGTAAACAACGGAAGCTTTGATGAGTTACCTGTGTCAATTAATTACCTTCGTAAGAAGTACGGTAAGGATGTGTTATGACATTCAAGGATCTTTGTGATAAACTTAAACTACTGCCTGAGATTGATCTGATGGAGGTGCTAGAGATTACGTCAGAGGATCTTGTGTACAGGTTTGAGGACTTCATTGAGGCTAAACGTGATTACATTGAAGAAGAATTGGAAGTAGAGGATATATACAACGATGACGAGATTGAATGACGCAACACCAGAGCAGTGGGATGCAGTAACCAAACCTAAGCACTATAACACTGGAGGCATTGAAGCCATTGACTATATCAAGCAACAGTTAGGTG